ATGGCGCTGTCTGATGCGTGGTTGCGTTCAGTCGTTGGAAAGGAACGTGATAAGGTTTTGGTTAAATCCGATCGTGATGGTCTGTCTGTCAGAGTATCACCGAAAGGTCGCGTAGTGTTCCAATATCGTTATCAATGGGCAGGGAAAGGTGAGCGTCTTGATATCGGAACTTACCCGGCAACTGGATTAAAAGAGGCCAGAGAAGAAGTTATTCGTCTCCGTGGTGAACTCGAGTCAAACCGTAATCCACGATTGGTCAAGCAGGCTGAAAAACGAAAAGCTACTGAAGCCATGACGGTAGAGTCTGTGATCCGTGCCTGGTATGAAGCATATTGTGTAAAAAATAAAAAAGGTTCTGAACAGATACTCCGCTCGTTTGAGCTGCACCTGTTCTCTAAAATCGGGAATATCCCTCACGATGCAGCTACATTGCATGATTGGTTAGAAGTCCTGGAGCCTCTTAGCACTAAGACTCCAGCAATAGCAGACCGATTGCTAATTAACGCAAAGCAGGCCCATGTCTGGGCGTATAAGAGAAAGCTCATTGAAACTCGCCCGCTGTCGGATATCACGGGTAAAGATATGGATATCCGTAAAGGTCAGAAGAAACGGTTTCTGACACATGATGAAATTAAAATCCTTTATGCTGCGATCGATGGTTCTCGAATGGTTCCTAAATACCGGGCCTTCATTAAACTATTGCTTCATTTTGGTTGCCGTAGTTCAGAGCTAATTACCGCCAGGGTGGACGATTTTGATTTCATTAATAAAGTATGGACTGTACCACCAGAACGACATAAGACTGGGGAGATAACAGGCGAACCGCTAAAGCGGCCCATTATTGAACCGGTTGAAGAGCTTATAAAGTACGCTATTTCTATGAACAATGGTTCCGATATGCTTTTTACTAAGGAAGGAAGCAGGGAACCCGTTGGTCGGACATCATTGCAGTCGCTGCCTTACAATTTAATGCAGTATGCATGGCGGCGTTTGGGTTATCAATTCCCTCATTGGTCTCTTCATGATTTGAGGCGAACAGCACGAACAAACTTTTCTGATCTTACTGCGCCTCATATTGCAGAAATTATGCTAGGTCATAAACTGCCAGGGGTATGGCAAGTTTATGACAAGAGCGATTATCTAGAAGAACAGCGTAAAGCCTACCAAGCGTGGTGGGAGAGGGTTGAATCGATCGTTACTTGTACTGGTTCATAATCGAAATGATATTTTGCATATCTAGTACGCAATAAAATATGACAGTCCGCTTTGAGCTGCGGACATTGCTAGCAGCATTTTCTGTGAAGTAACGGGAGGTTGTTCAATATTGCCTCTGAAAAGGATAACCATTCAATTCTTCATTGAAAAAACTCATCGAAGATTTTATGGAGGGATGCAATTTATTTTGAGCGAATTTAATTCATCACTAATGATCCTACATAGTTATTGCCTTGCTCACTAAAAGGTGAGATTTCATTAGCTCACCAACAATAATTAAATAGGATCATTAGCACTTTATATCAGGCTATAATTTTAATAAATTACGTTATTTAAAGCCATTTTCTCCATCAAGTAATATCTTCATGCTAATGTTCACTTTTGTTTTAGCTTTATAATTTCTGATATCATAGTTGTTAGCTTTGAATCGGAAAGATTCTGCAGTCTATCTTTCTCAATAGAAACTGTAGTTTGTCCCTTTTCTAATATGAAATTTCTTTCTGTTTTCATTAAAAGCATTGCCAACTCTTTTATCATGTCTTCGTTCTTGAATTCTTGAGCATATTTTAGAGACATGACTTTCATCTCAATATTTGTGATTTCATTCTGAAAATATTTGATTTCGTCAAACCCATTTTTATAGAGGCGTAGAAAAAAATAAGCAAACAATTCAACGACTATTACAAATGATAATTTAGGAAGGTGATGAATAAAAAATCCCACCCCATCCACAATGTCTGGCGCGCTGTAAAGAAAGTAAGCAAGAGATAATATCCCTGTCAACGCAATTATTGTTCCGATTGCAAGGTTAAGCCCACCTCGTCGATTGAGTCTGTCTATTTCAGACTCTAATCTTAGAACCATATCAGTATGGAGTTTATGTAAGCTGTAGCTCTTCTTAAAATCAGATATATCGCTTTTTAGGCTGTTATCTGCCAGAAGTATTGTGTTTCCAATTATTCTCTTTTTTGCATCGGATATTAACTTCTCCCTTTCACTCTCTGTTATTTCAATGGAAACTCCGGAAGATGTTCTATTTTCAATTTCGCTCAATTTTTTATTTAGCTTAACTATTTCTTTGTGAAAAATATATCTCGTGTTTTCAATATCTCTACCACCAATTCCTTTGTTTAAATAAGAAGTCATTATTGCGACAAAAGAACCAACAAAAACTAGGGCAGTTGCTGTAAATAAAATAAACTCTTTCTTCTCGTTTATTAAATTTACTATTGATGATGATTCCAGTTGAATGTCTGAAAGCGAAGTTTTAAGCACAAAATTCATCACAGGTGAAACCATGATTATGGCAACAACTATAATAAATCCATATTTTTTTATAATGTAAATAAGAAGACCAAATAAATCTTTCATTTTATCTTTTACCTGAAACAAATTTTTATTAAAGTAACTTAAAAAATGATTGATTGCAAGATTTACTATTGCTGTTCATTTTAAATTACTATACCCCCCTATGCATACATATAATCCCATAGGGGAGAAGTTTATTAGTTAGTTAAGTTGAAGGCTATACCTACAATCTAATTCCCCTCCAACCTAACATGCACAAGCGTCAACCTATCGGTAGTGATAATTTTATGAGGATACGTATAAACAAGATTCTGAGTTGCTCCTATTCATTAAGACAATACATTTTGTAACTTCTGCTTTTGGCTCAGGGTGGGGTGTGAGATTAGGTTTGGCTCTGTGCCATAGATGTGTCAGTTCACATCTGAGCTAATACACATTACTCAATCACTCCAGCAAACCTATATATCTTGTGTGACGCCCATTTATTTGGGCATGATTTAATATCAGGATCTGGAAAATCAGGCCTGTATTTCTGGCCAGTTCTCCAGTTTACGCTGTTCCAGCGAAGAACTGTCGATACTGAAACGCCACAGAAGTCGGCGACTTGTTTAGTTGTCATTAAGTTGTTCATTACTTCACCTCCTGCGGCGGTTCCGGTAGCGGCATCCAGTGGGTTACTTTCGATGCCGGTTCTTCCACATCGTCAGTAACTGCCCACCATTTGTTTCTCGACCAATCGTAATACCCTTCGAAGGTATCGCACTCAGTCCAGCCGTAAGACTTCCCCCAACACCAAACATACTGTTTATCGTTCGGCATTCGCTCACTACAGCTTATCCAACCATCCGGAGTTACCGGAGAGTTGCCCGACAGCTCGTTCAACTTGTAAGTCTGGCTTACAGGTTCGGCACCATGAAGCATGGCGGTGCGGCAGGAGTTCCAGCCTTCATCAAAGCCGACTATGCCATTATTTAAAGACGGAAGACCATCCGGCACCACCGACACTGGCTGAGCCATATATAGCGGCTGAACATACCAGCCCTTTGATAACCAACTGTCAGCAATGTTTTTGCTCCTGGTTATTGCCGGAATACCTAAGCCATTGTCTGAATGCAGCCACGCCAACGGCTCTGCTTCCAGTGATGCCAGAGCAATTTCATAAGCACGGCGCTCAACATTGTCTCGCACGTGCAGGCTGCCGATTCGTTCTTTGATTTCTTTAATCAGTTCCTTATCGGTGAAAGTGGTCATTATGCCCCAGCCTCCGGTGCTTTTGGCATTACTGCCCAGTGAGTGATATTGACGTTTTCAAGGTCCCCGACCTGAAATGTCCACTGCCATTCTCCGGTTTCTTTTTGTCCCCAGGTGTACCAGAGAGAACGCCAGCCAATCAGCCAGCCTTCTCCGTTAGTATCAAATAACAGAACACTTTCATTTGCTGGTGGAAGTTCAACTGACACTGGTATTACTTTGTTTTCCAGTGCCGCACATTTAGCTTCAAGCGCATCGAATTTACGTACCAGATACTCAGCATTTGTTTCATTCACTTTCAGATCTCGCGGTACACATTTCCCGCGAAGAAACCCTTCCATTTCGAAAACATTCATGCGCATTTGCGTAACTCCGATAACTCGTTAAAACGTTCCATAAACATCCCATAGGCATGGCCTGGCGACAGTGGAATAACTTTGAACATCTCTGTTGCCGGGATACCTTCCAGTACAGGCCAGAAAGAGCCATCATCAAGCCCGAGATCGCGGCGTTCGGTTGCCAGCATGATGAGATCGGCATATTTCACAGGCGTGCTCATAACCGGGGGTAACCCGTATTTCTCACGGATTACGGCGTCTATTTTTTCTTCCATCCGTTTATAGTCAGGAAGAAGGCGTTTCAGTGGCGCGGGGATGTCCTGGCAATACGCTTCTGTTGCATCATGCATTAACGCTTCAAAAGCAAATTCCTGCGGCACCAGCTGGCTGCAAAGCACCGCATGCTGGGCGACGCTGTAGAAGTGTGAAAGATGTCCTGCAAAGCGACAGATATTTGAAAGGGAAACCGCGATATCGTTAATCACGATGTCGTCTTTATTTATCCTGTCATAATAAAAATGCTTCCCGGAAAAAGTTTTAATAAATGACATTTTGTTCTCCACGTATATGTGCTGCACCACGCTGAATTCTGGTAAAAGGAAGCCCTCACCATCCGGTGATTATTGAGTTAATTACGTTTCCATAAATGCCCCCGCAGGGGCATTTGCAGTAATGAAATCAGGCGGTGAAAGTACCAATAAAGGTTTCTACTTTGCTGTCCTTGAATTTCTCAACAAGCAGATCACGAAATTCGTTAGCCATTTCCTCCTGCACTGCTTCCAGCTGAATAATGCGCAGAACCAGTACAGGACGATCGCCAGTGAGAATGCTGAGGCGTAATTTAAACGGACGTTCTTTCAGGCCTTCAAACGGAACGCATTTAAATTCAAATGCCACTGGCATAATGTCTTTGGTTTTCGCTTCGACAGACTCCATCAGGGAGCGTTTGCCGCTGAAGTCATTGTCTTCAAAATCAGCGGTCTGGTTTGCTTCAATCGTGATTTTACGGACTGCCGCAGCCGCTTTTGTTGCCTGAATAGCGTCACCATTAGCATCAAAGCCCACAAGGTAGTCGGCCCAGTCTTCAATCCATTCTGCCAGTGACTTCTGGGAGTTACGCTCGCCGTTAACAGACAACAGGGCAGAGAACGGTGCTGTCTTTTTCAGTTTGAGAGTGGCGGTGTTATCTGCGTGACCTGGTTCATCAATAGTACCCAGGTTAAGTACACTGACGGCTCGCATATTATCGGCATCGATAAAGCAGCGGGTGCCTTCATCTGCAAGATCTTTAGAATAACGGGTAAAGTCATCGATGCTGGCAGTGGAAAGCGCACCACGGAAACGGAAGCGATTTAAATTAAATTTTTCCAGATCATGAATGAGGAAATTCTCGGGCAATGCCACAGCATCGGCACCAATCTTACTGATAATTTCATTAACACCCTGAGCAGAAATAAGGGCATGGATTTGATTAATTGCGGTTGCGTCTAAGTTCTGAGACATAATAAGTCCTCACTATATAAAGATATTCAGTGATGAGATAAATAATCAGTTAATTAAGAACGATATTAATGACCTGCTGCGCGTAGTTTTCCGTCAGGTTCACCGGCAAGAGTCAGTAATTGTCCCTGGTCTTCCTGCAGAATAGTCAGACGACCACCGCGATTGACATACATCGGCGTTTCGGTGGTGTCTTCTTCGGAAATTTTCCCGCGGTTAGTCGGGCGAACATATGAGAGTTTGTGTTTGATTTTCACACGGTTCTCATCAAATGGTTCGATTTCCAGGTTGAGTGAGACCTTACCTTTGGTTTTCGTGTTCATCACACCGGAAGCGACTTCACTGAGAACTGCGCCGATTTTGGTTTCAAATACGCCGCCGTCCAGCTCCCCGATAAATGCCTGCACATCAGTACTGCGTTCGCTAGCCATTTTGCTGCTCCTCATCATATCGACCCTGCAAGGTCGGTTGGTTTCTCCACAAAACAGAGAAGAACACCTGCGGTGGCTGCCGCCCGGATGGATTGGGTTATGAGCCCGTCGTCCGGTGATGCTCTTCTCTGTTTTGTAAAAAGAGCGGTACCAGCCGGAAGCAAGGGTACAAGCTGGTACCGCCAGGACTACACACAGCATAAAGTTGTGGTGCCGGGTGCCTCCCGGTGCCTGGCGAAGGTTGCACACCAGGCGGGTGGGTATCCACAGAAGGTCGACTGTCAGCCTCAACCTTAACCCGCGTGCGCTGAGCCGCATTCACCACAACGCTAAGGATTCTCTCTGGTTGAAAATACTTAGCTGTTATGTGCCTGCTTTTAGCCACATCAGGCGAGGTGGGCCTGGTTATTCCCCAACAACAAGGATTCGGCTAATCTGGATGACTCTGTTCTTAGAGGGGATAATTAAATGGGAGCGATTTATGTTAAACGTTTGATTCTGTCGGTAGCACTGATAATACCGATAGCATCCAATGCTTCTGATGCTTTGAACCAGCCGAGCAGTAGTCTAAATGATGGTGTTGAGACTTTTTTTATTTCCTGCTTTGATATGCCTCAGGAAACAACTACTGATATGGACGCTTGTCAGAGAGTTCAGTTAGCTCAGGTTAGTTGGGTTAAGAATAAGTATTCGGTGGCCGCCCTGAATCGTTTGAAACAAGACAACAAGGATGATCCACAGCGTCTGCAGGAATTAACTGCTTCTTTTAACGCGGAAAGTGAAGCTTGGACAGAATTAATTGAGAAAGCGTCAAAGTCCGTCCAGGTTGATTATGCAGGAGGAACTATAGCTGGCACTGCAGTTGCATCACGTCAAATTGGTCTTCTGGAATTACAATCCCACGATATCTGGGAGCACTGGCTACGATTCGAGGACTCAACTCCTCCTCTTTTGCCAGAACCAAAGTTCAAATCTGAGTAATAAGTCATCCAGATTGTTAAAGAGCGAAGCGTCCTATAGGGCGCTTTTTTGTTGCTAACGAATCATCCTGGACTTCATATGCCCCAGGCGGCTACTTCGTGGTCGTCCTGACTGTTCGTTTTTGACATTTACTGACCGCTTACGACACATGCACCATGCACCGTGTTGCAACCAGATTTTGTTGTAATCCTGTAGTTGGTCTGGAACAAAAGATAAAATTAAAATGCGAGATGTGCAAGCAATATTTTGCGAGATGTGCAAAATGATGGGTGATAAAAAGCCACCTTTCGGTGGCCGATGGATGGGATATTGAAGTTAATTATGTCTCTTAAGGGTTTGCGACTGACTGATTAAGACCTTTCCAAAGACCATGAATCGGTGTTCGTTTTCGCTAGTAATTCCCCATTCACGGTAAATCTGGTTATCAGAAATCACCAGCAGTTTGTCAGGAATCATTTGAAGTCTTTTAACGTATATTTTGTCATCAAAACCAAAGACATATATACCATCACCATCAAACTGATTGATGCTGACATCAACGAAGATGAGATCTCCTGGCTCAATGGTTGGACACATACTGTCCCCACGAACGTTGATAACTTTGATGTGATTGGCTGGTCGTCCGCCGAACATTGATACAGCATTATCAGTTCTGTATTCGATGGCATGAATCACATCAATGACATCACCGCCCTGGATAAGGCCATTTCCCGCACTGGCACTGATATCCAGCATTTCAATACGGAACACATCCTTCACCTGCGCAACATCCTCATCATTACTGTTTTTATATACAGTATTACTTTTGAGGGCAGAGGTAAAGAGATCAGCAATATCAACACCTAAGCTCTTGGCAATATTACTCAGTGTTTGTTCGGTAAATTGTTTCTGCTTACCCGTTTCTAAGCGCGAGATGTTCGCCGCATCTACTCCTATTGCTTCAGCGAGATCGGCGATTTTCATGTTCTTCGCTTGGCGAAGTTGTCTGACTCGGTTTCCTATGTTCATGCGTTTATTACATTTCTTTATTGCGTGATAAGCAAATCAACTTGCGCAAAACACTTGCGTGAAATAACATGCATAACGCGCAATATTTGGAGGGTATATGCAATCACCATTACGAAATGTGCGTAAGGCGCATGGTTTCACTTTGCAGCATGTTGCTGCGGGTGTTCAAGTCAATCCAGCGACGTTGAGTCGTATTGAGAGGCTGGAACAGATTCCATCTATCGAGCTTGCAGAACGTTTAGCCAATTTTTTTAAGGGTGAAATCAGCGAAATGCAGATTCTTTATCCGGCACGTTTTCAATCTAGCCAAAACCAGAATGGGTTTAAACCACAGGAACAGGAGGTGAACCGTGGGTAAGCATCACTGGAAAGTAGACAAACAGCCTGAGTGGTTCGTGAAAGCTGTCAGAAAAACTATCGCAGCGTTGCCTGGGGGTTACGCTGAAGCTGCTGACTGGCTGGATGTAACAGAGAACGCATTATTTAACCGCCTTCGTGCCGATGGCGATCAGATTTTCCCGCTGGGATGGGCAATGGTTTTACAGCGTGCTGCTGGCACTCACTACATTGCGGATGCTGTCGCACAGTCTGCTGGTGGGGTGTTTGTATCGCTTCCTGAAATTGAGGAAGTAGAGAACGCAGATATAAACCAGCGCCTGCTGGAAGTCATCGAACAGATCGGGAGTTACTCAAAGCAGATTCGTTCGGCAATCGAAGATGGGGTAGTGGAGCCACACGAGCAGACAGCAATTAATGATGAATTGTATCTGTCAATTTCGAAGCTCCAGGAGCATGCGGCACTGGTCTACAAAATTTTCTGCGTTCCAGAAAAGAGTGACGCCCGCGAGTGTGCAGCTCCGGGCGTCGTGGCGTTTTGTGTCTGTGGAGAAACTAACGCATGAACAGTTTAACGGCAAATAACCGTTTGTCGCAACAGCTGGTGGTCAGTGTCGCTGCACACCTGTTGTTACGGCATGAATGCAGATTACCAAATCACCTGGCTGTAAGTAACCACAGAGAACTTTACCTGACTGTGGGGGGCGAGTTGTGCAGGAACTTAACCGCTGGTTTCGTGACGGAAGAGGGCTTTATGTTCATGTTATTCGTTGGGAGCCAGAAACACAGCGCGTTATCTATCTTCGCAAAGACTACCCGCATGAGTGCTTTAGTCCTTTGTGGAAATTCAGGCGTGATTTTGTTGAGTGTGAAGGACCACCAGCACATTGATTCTGCCATTCCGGGACGTTACACTGTTCAGGCACCTTATAAAGCGGGTGCCGGGATTGGCGTCCTGGAAATGTTATCGGCGATATATGACGCGCCAGCGTCTTTTTTATCGTCTGCGTCTGCGCACACCCAAATTATGGTGGGCTGGACGGGGGCACTGAAAGGTGCGCCGGTTTCCGATAACGCCGGTTACGCCAACCCCGTTCAGTTCACCACCAGCGAAATTGGCGTTTCCGGTGGTGAAGGTAATTCACTGTTATCGGAGGCTGCCATCATGGCTACTGTCCCAGCCCTCACTCGTCTGAATGATGAAGACTTACATAAACTCAGTTATGTAACAACTGCACTACGTGCTCTGCGCAAGGTAACTCTTTCGGATCCGCAGGCGCATCAGGTTCTGGTAGAAACCCTTCTTAACTTGCAGGCTGAACGTATCCGTTTGGCGGATAAGGCTAATTTTCATATTCACCGTCTCCTGAATATCAGCGGAGGGCATCGTCATGCTTAATCCGTTGATCCTCAATATTTGCCGTTTGCTTCAGCGCAAAAAAACATCAATTCCTACAGTTGGGCAGTGGTACACCACGCCTGCAGGGCATGTTCTACGTGTTAGCCTGGTTGACCGTGAATGTCAGAAGGTGGTTTGTGAACCGCTGGGCCGTAATTACCGCGTCAGTATGCCGCTTATAGCCTTTCGCTCCGGAAAAAACATGAAGCATCTCGGAGGTGCAGCATGAGTATGGAGCTGATGGTTAAAGCGATGAAAATTCGAGTGGGTAATCCATTGCGAAAACTGGTTCTGATCAAGCTGGCTGATAATGCCAGCGATCAGGGTGAGTGCTGGCCCAGCTACCAGCATATTGCTGACCAGTGCGAGATTAGCAAACGTTCTGTGATGAATCATATTGCGGCCCTTTGTGAGTCCGGGCTGGTAAAAAAAGTCACCCGGAAAGGTGAAAAAGGTAACTCAAGTAATATCTATCTCCTTCATCTTGATGGTGCAGGAGATTCACTAGGGGGTAGTGCAAATAATTCACTATCTGGTGCAGCAAATTCACCAGGTAGTGCAGGAGTTGCACCAGGGGGTAGTGCAGGAGATTCACCCAGAACCAGTCACTCTTTTGAACCAGTCAAAGAACCAGTCAATGAACCAATAGCTGTTGGTGCATCTGCTGATGAGTCTGTGCGAGTTCGTTCAAACCGACCGGAATACTCTCCGGAGTTTGAGCAGGCATGGCTGGCCTATCCCAAACGTGCTGGTGGCAATTCAAAATCTGCAGCCTTCAAAGCCTGGAAAGCCCGTTTGAATGAGGGGGTAAACCCCGAAACCATGCTGGAAGGTGTGAAACGCTACGCGGGCTGGGTATCTGCGATGGGTAACAGCGGCACACAATTTGTGAAACAGGCTGTCACGTTCTTTGGTCCGGATCGTCATTTCGAAGAATCCTGGGAAGTTCCTGCGGTATCTGCAGCCAGACGCGAGGACCCGTACTTCAAAGCCAGTTACGACAACGTGGACTACAGCCAGATCCCGGCAGGATTCAGGGGGTGATTATGAGTCTTTTGAATGAAGTTCAGAAATTCATTGAAGCCCATCCGGGGTGTACTTCCGGAGACATTGCGGATGCTTTTGCTGGTTACTCACGGCAGCGCGTTCTGCAGTCAGCAAGCAAGTTACGTCAGAGTGGGCGTGTGGCTCACCGTTGTGAAGGAGATACACGCAGACATTTCCCGCGCCTGACTGAGAGAGCGCAGGAGCCGGAACCACAATCTGTTCGTGAAACCAGACCTGTGCGCAATTTCTATGTCGGCACTAACGACCCCCGGGTGATTTTGTGCCTGACCCGCCAGGCTGAAGAACTGGAGTCCAGGGGCTTATTCCGTCGAGCTGCAACGGTGTGGATGGCGGCATTCCGTGAAAGCCACTCCCAGCCAGAACGAAACAATTTTCTGGCGCATCGTGAGCGGTGCTTACGGAAAAGCAGCAAGCGCGCTGCATCGGGTGAAGAGTGGTATCTGTCAGGGAATTACGTGGGGGCTTAATGAGTAATAAATATTGCCAGGCGCTGGTGGAGCTGCGGAACAAACCAGCCCATGAACTGAAGGAAGTGGGCGATCAGTGGCGCACGCCGGACAACATTTTCTGGGGAATTAACACCCTGTTTGGCCCGTTTGTTCTGGATCTGTTCACTGATGGTGATAACGCCAAATGTGCCGCTTATTACACTGCGGAAGACAACGCGCTGGCGCATGACTGGTCTGAACGTCTTGCGGAGCTTAAAGGTGCTGCCTTTGGTAATCCCCCGTACAGCCGCGCCAGTCAGCATGAGGGGCAATACATCACCGGCATGCGTTACATCATGAAACATGCCAGTGCCATGCGTGATAAAGGTGGGCGCTATGTTTTCCTGATCAAAGCTGCCACCAGCGAAGTTTGGTGGCCGGAAGATGCAGACCATATTGCTTTTATTCGCGGGCGTATTGGTTTT